TTGGGCTCGGCGATTCGCTGGACGGTCTTGGCCGATGTGTCGAGCTGTGCGTTCTGGTCGAGCGTGTCGCGGTTATAGGAGTTCACCGGAGTCGTCATGGCGATGGAGAGTAGATCTGGGAGCCGGTCGAAGCCCTCCGACATGAACGTTGCCATGCCGTAGTTCACGATGGTGTCCGATTTTGCGACCGCGTCGAATGATGGGATGATGGCTTTATAGGCCGGTGCTCGCTTGGTGCTCACGGCTCGCACTCGGTCGTAGTAATCCGCAGCTGTGACGGCGTTGAGATTCCCATACCGAGCGATGACGGCCGGAATGGTAGTTCGCAGGAACCCGCCTAACTCTTGCTGGCCTAGTCCTGAGCCCTGAGCGATGACCTTGACGGCCTCCGCTTTCATCAGCCTCGAGACGTTGAGAAGCGTCCGTCGGTTCTCCAGTGCCAGCGTTTTGCGCTGTGGCATTAGGCCGGAGGATTAGCGGCGTTAGCGATTTGTGCGACGAGATTGACGGCGCTCGACGTGGCCTTGTCCCGTGCGAGTTGAGCCTTGTCCGTGTCCGTGAAGCCGAGTCGGTTATACGTCACTTCGGAATCTGGGGTCAGCACTCCGGCCGTGATGAGCTTGACTGCGGCATCAGCGGCGGCGGCCACCGTCGGGGTTGCTGGGTCTCGCCAGATGGGTCGCACCTGTGAGAATTCCGGCGGCACTTCACCGTCACGAATCAGGAGCGCCAATCGAGCGACCTCTTGCCAGGTACGTCCGAACTGCTTTTGGCGACGTTCGGCTTTCTTCACCAGTCGAGACTCGAGCGCACGGATCGCGTCAGCACTGGCAGGGTTGCCGTCAGCGGGGTAGCCGAGGTAGGCCACGGGAATCGCGGTCTCACCGGCTAGCAGGTTGGCATAGGCACGAATCTGGTCGAAGTACGGTGCGGGAGAGTTCGCTTGAAACTGTCCGACCTGTGGCATCACACCATCGTCATCGTTGTAGGAGATTCCGAGGACGCGACCCTGAACTACCGACCAGCCGTTCGTTGGGTTGCCGTCAGCGTCGAGGAACGCGCTCTCATCGGCTCCGAGGATGTACCGCTGGGGAGCACTAAAGAATTCGCGAGCGACTTCCGCACCGACGAGGGTTCGCACTGCGCTATCGACCAGCGAGATGACTCCGCGCGTGATTTCCGAGCGTCCCCACGGGTCGCCAGAACGCGGATTGTTAATGAGGGGAGCGCAGGGAACGCGTCCGAGGTTGTGCACGTCGCGCATGGTCTCGACGTAGGTTCGCTGAACGGCCTCGAAGTAGATGGTCTCATTAGCCAGGTAGACCGAGCCCGATTCGACCTTGCCATCTTCCGACCAGTTCGCGAGTAGTGCGGCGATGGGTCGACGCGTTCTCATGTCGTAGATCGCTGTGGCCCGCTTGGGTGACTCGATGGTGATGAGGGGATTTGGTTCGCCATCCATGCCGGTTCCCACGAAGACGAAACCGGTTCCGTAGATAAGCGCGTCTTTGTGGCCCTGTGAGGATTCCAGGTCGAGCTCGTTTTCACGGTAAATGTCCGAGAGCCCTAACTGGTCGCCACCGATGTAGCCCTCGAAGTCGAGGTGCTCTTCGAGTACGTCGACGGTGGTTCCGGCCCAGCCGATAACGGTGTCGAGGGTCTTTAGTCCAGGCGGGACGGAAATGTTTAGGTCTTTGAGACGATTCTTGCCCTCGTAATACCGTTCACGGATAGCGTTCTGAAACTGGTGGCGCTGAAGTTTAGAAATGAGCGTCTGAATCAGTAGTAATTCGTCATTGGTAAGACTCATAGGATGATGGCCTTTCGTGGCGCGTGATTCTGGCGCTCTTTGGTTGCCTGCCGAGCTCCATTGGCGAGGACTGCACAGGCCAATAGGTCGACCTTGCGCGGTGAGTTCTTTTTCTCTTTCCTAAAACTACCAGCCTCAGTCGCTACGGCGTTGAGAACGTGTCTGGCAAGACGTGGATCTCCATCATGTCCAGCCTCACCAGAGACGATATCGGCGAGGAATTGCTGAGAGAGTGGCGCGATTCGGTGGTTCGTCGGAGGGATTCGTTCGACGCGTTTCTTGTACGCCTTAGACCACTCGAGGACGTTCGCCTCGTAGAACGATGGATCACACCAGAGCATCTGCACGTCGTAGGTCTCGAAAAGACGTTTGACGGCCGCCTCGACATCCGCTTGGTCGACGCTCCAGTCGGGGTCTTGTGGATCTGGTTCCCAGACCGCATGGACGGCGAGTGTGCCAGTTTCGCAGCTCTGAATGACGATGCCAGTCGCGTCGCCGGAGATTGAGCCGTCGAAGCCTGCGGTGACTTTGGCTCCAGCTGGAATCTTCTCGGTGCGCTCGGCCAGAGACCAGAAGTGTGGTGAGATGAAGTCTTCGCCAGCGAGCCTAACCCATTGGTTAAGACGATATCGCTGGAATCCCGCGAAGCCCGCTGAACCGGCCGCGGCGATGTTCGCCTCGAAGTCGCCATAGTCCAGTAGTCCCTCTGCGAGATTCGGATTGGCAATTCGCCATGTCTCGGGGTCGGTTGGGTCAGCGTCCTGAGGAGCCTCCCACCACCAGAAACCGAATGAGGGGTCGTCGATTTCTCCCTGAGCCACTCGACGGCCGTGTTCGTAGAGCCGTCCGAGAAGCGTGTCGGTGTGACCTCCAGCGGTAGTGATCGCGACGAATAGGGATTCGGGTCGGTCTCCCGATCCAGTGACTAGCGCCTCGTAGAGCTCATCACCTCGGGTGTTCGATGCTGAACTAGGCCACGCGTGCAGTTCGTCAGCGACGACGAGCGATGGAGCGAGACCGTGCGCTCGCATAGCGTCAGCCGAGAGAGCGCGATAGATCGAACCCTTGCTCGGAATCTCCAGCACATCGCGGTAGACCTTGACGATTCGGGATAGGGCTGGATTATTGAGAACTTGTTGACGAGCCTCGCCGAAAACGATTTTGGCCTGTGCACGGTCAGCCGCCGCGGAGTAGACCTGGGCTCCGGGTTCGGAGTAGATGAGATGCTCAAGAGCGATGGCCGTACCGAGTAGGGACTTGCCATTCTTGCGGGGCAGTCCGATGAGTGCTCGGCGGTAGCGCATGAGTCCGTCATCGTTCAGCTCGAAGAGTCGATCCATAAGCCATGACTGCCAGGCTGTGAACTGAACTGGCTCTCCGACCTTGAAGCCTCGCGAGGCTCGCATGATGGTGGCGGCGAAGTCAGTGACGTTCGGGCCGTTGGTGCGCTCACTCAGTACGGGGCTGGAGTAGGCCGGAGCCCATGACGGGTCAGGTTGCACGATTGGCACGTCGCTCTGCGAGTTCATCGAGCTCGTTCCTCACGCGAACCTCAGCGAGTCCGAGTCGCGCACGATCCGATGGGGAGAATCCGATGGCGGCCATCCATGAGGTCATCTGGACGCGCAGTTTCTCGTACTGTCCGACGATGGGATGGCTCACGAGCTGACCGTTAGAGACTTCGTAATAGCGCCTAATGGTTCCATCCCAGATTGCTCGCCGAATTTGCTGGTACTCGTCCTCCGCTTCGCAGAGTCGGCGCACGATGAGGTAGTCGGAGTCTGGAGAGAGCCATGTTCTACCGGCTTCCCAGATGTAATTCCAGAGGGCGAGGCCGTCATCGAATAGATCGTCAGGCGGTTCGGGAATGGCATTGTGCGAGATGAGCCCTGCGCCTGGCATCGGTGCTGGAGGTAGGGCTTTCTTAGATGGGTTGCCCGTCATGCGGTGAATTTCAACGGGCTTTGCAGGTCGTCCTGCTGGTCTTCCGGTGGCCATGCGGCTTCCTTTCGCCATGCGGCTTTCAGAGCCTAGTTTATGACCCCCCGTTTTGGAATACCCGACCGGTTGCGTCAACTAATCGCGCCGACACTCTGGGGAGGGCATCAACGGGGTCATCCCCTAATGGTGTGCTTTCAATGAGTTACATAAATGGTGAGAAAGTGCGACATTGCCTCTGACGTGTCCTCCTCCCTTAGCCATCGGAATGATGTGATCTATGGACTTCCCCCATGCACCCTTGATTATTCGCTGGTCGACTTCGCCGCCACAGATGGAGCACATCCAGTTAGATCGTTCTCCGATTTCGAGCATGGTGATGCCTGGCTCATAAGCGACCCCATACCCCTCAGCGCGTTTCTTATGCCCTGATATACCTGCGCGGCCAGACCTTCTTTTGCTTCTCGTGTAATGGGCCAAACATAAGTCGAGAGCCCATGCTGGCCTGTCGCATTTGATACAGGTTTTCCCCTCAGGATGAGGTTGACTTGGTTTACGACGAGCACGCTTCGGCCATCGTTCACGTCTGAATTCGTAGCAGAATCTTGAGCAGGTGATCCTCTTGGAATCCAGTTTGGTTACGAATATCCCCGCGCAGACTTGGCACGATTTAGTGATAAGTATGGCTTTGCGCTTGGCATAGTTGGTGCGAAACGAACAATCTTGTGAACAGTAGGTCTTTGGAGCGCCTATCTGCGGTTGAATAAATGATTTACCGCATCGCTTGCAGTTTCCGACCTGTTGAGTCCTATCCACGCGTCTGCGGTCATATTGACGTTTGCCCATAGATCTGCGCTGGCACAGAGGCGAACAGTATTTCTGCGGTGAGCCCTTGACCTTTGGTGGTGGCTCGAATGGTGTCTGGCAGTGTTCGCAGTGTTTCATGTCTTGTCCTTTAGCCGACCAACTCGGGCTAGGTGGACAAGTACCTAACCCGAGCTAGTCGCGGTTGATGAGGCGTTCCGGTTGCCCCACGATCTAGAGATTATCTGCGCCGTCTGACACGGTTCGCGGCTTGTGCCTGTTGGCCTTCCTTCGAGCTCTTGGCCCTATGGCAGTGAGGTGCGATGCGATCGTGGACGGCTGCCAGGTTGGTGAGTGAGTGGTCGTCACCTGGCACGATGTGGTCGACAGTGTCAGCGCCGGAACCTCCGCAGAGATAACAGATTCCCTTATCCCTCCGCAGGACTATCAGCCGACGGGTGCCCCAGTCGCTTGGCAATCTTTCGCGGCGGGTACTCCCTTGCCATGGTCTTTGATGTTCAGCGCATCGTCCCTGCTTGGTGACGTGGTTCTGGCATCCGCGCTCGAGACATGGAGTTGGTGCCAGCATTAGAACCTGGTGCGTTCTCCATTGTCGATAAGCCAGAGTTTGACACCTGGCACTAATGGCCGCAGTGCTGTGAGGATGTCTTCATTGTTGTCCGTGAAGTCAGTGATCCGGTGAGCCTTAATGAGCCGAGCCTTTTCCTCGATGACACCTTGCTCTGAGTCGGCGTTGCAGTAATAGACGTTCCCATCCCACTGCGGTTGGTTGGCCTTGAGCCAGTCGGCGGTCGCTCGACGTGTATCGGCGCTGGCGTGAGGTCGGGCCGTGATGACGGTGAATGGCACGTCGGGAACGTATAGAACTTTGGCTTGGCGAAACACGGTTGCCAGGCTTCGGACGTTGGCCTCTGCGAAGTCCACCGATGCCAGAGTGTCGTCTAGGTCATACGCTTCCATTTTGCTCCTCATGTCGAATGATGGCCTCAGCGAACGTCTTGCCCGCGTCGCCTCCCCATGCATCCCATGCCACGCGTCCAGGTGACGGGTAGCCAGGTTCGCCAGGGTTGAATCCAGTGGCCTGCTTGTCGACTTCATGCCGAGCGAGGTAGGAGGCCATTCTGCGAACGATGTCCGATGAGACCGGCTTCCCAGCTGCGAGGTCAGCGGCACGTCGACGACCTACCGCGGTGAATCCTGGACCGGCCTTACCGTCTTGAATCCACTGGAGAGCGCGTCGAGCTGCGGCTTGGACGGCTTGGCTCGGTGTGTAGTTCATTCTCTAAGCCTACGCAGTCAGGTAGAGCATCGGCCCGCGAACCTCTAGTGAGTAATATTCCGCGGCGTTGAGAGCCACCATCAGATCGTTCAGGTCATCATGCGAGCGATACAGCAGACCTAGCGCATACGGGGAGCCAGAACCGATAGCGCCGAATGAGTCCGAGAAGTGAATCGCTGAACCGTTGTCGACTTCCCAGATTTGGCGGTTCTCCACGATAAGGAACGAAACACCTTGCCAGGCTTTCGGGTGAGTCGTGTTCTCGACGTATTCGACGATGCTGGTCGGCTGGTCTTTCTCGATGGCCCTGAACATTTGGCGACCGAGGTGAACGCTCCCGGCGTATCCGATGAGCGTTCCGTCGAAGTCGCGAATCTTCGGGTCGGCCATCGTCATCTTGAGCGACGTGTCCGAGACGGCTGAGTCGGCCCCCATGACAGCGCCTTTGTGGGTGACGATGGCGGCGATGACGGTCATGGTTCGAGGCTAGTCAAGTTCGCCACAGCAGGAGCATGGGTCGCCGATAGAGTGTCGGACGCTTCCGCAGGTTCCACAGTGGTTCGCCACTTCTGGGCGTTCCGTAGGTAGATCGCGCAGAACGCGGTCGAGCTCAGCACGAATCCCCACTGGCCGGTAGTCCAGCCGTAGATGACCCAGAGGACGGAGTTGGTCGCTAGGACGAGCCACGACCACCAGACCTTTTGCGCCACGAAATACGCGCCACAGAGTCCTAATCCTTCGAGCACGAAAGACCACGCCACTAGTCCTCAGGCTCGGCTCGTTGCATCTTGCAGATGTTTGCCATCGTGCGCGTGTGGATCCAGTAGGTCTCGCCAGGTGCGACCATGATGGTCTCGCCACAGTTCCGGCATTTCATAGTTTCTCTCCACACTTAGGGCAGGTCATAACTCTGTATTTTTCTGAATGAGTGTCCACGCTCGTATGGCGTATCCGGAGCCGGTAGTAACTCCATAGACATTGACTATTTTGGCCGGTTTTCGGATCATCGGCACTTGGAAATGAAGCAATCCGAGCAACCCACCAGGTCGCAAAAGTCGCATAGCCTCTTTAACAATCTGACCAGGCGCAGGGTAATTGTCCTCTGTGCCGTACAAGTTTTTGGCGTACTCCAAAGAATAGGGTGGGTCAGCGAGTATCCAATCTACCGATTCGTCAGGTAGCGGAACATTACGACAGTCAGCTACAATGTCTGGATTTTTTTCGGGTCGTATGTCCACCCTGATTCCTCGTAACATCGAGCCGGAACATAGATGCAATACTTGGTCGGGATTTACAATCTGACCGTTGGCGGCTTCCATTAGTTCGTATGCCCAGCCCAGAAAGCGATGTGGGTATCCCCCACCCTCTGGAAATACATCAAAATCAGAAGCAGGTTTGGGCTTGCCAAACATTACGGGGTGACCACTACCTTTTGCTTTTTCTCCGGCATTAGGGCCGAATGTATGCGTGTTGCTCACAACTTCTCTCCACACTTAGGGCAGTAGGTGAACTCCAGCCACCTTTCATCGTCATTCATAACAACGGGAACCCACGAACCTGTGAGGTGGTCGCACTCCGACCTTGCGTTCGCCAATTTCAGCAACTCACGAAATGCGTTTGCGACATCGTCAAGTTCAGTTTTGAGGTCGCTGGACTTTAGGTTTTCTGAACCTTTAATAACTTCCGGCTCTATTAAAGGTTGAGACGTAAGGTTTAATAGCGGATCGTTTATTGTTCCAGTTTGGGTACAATTTTTGCTCATACGCCACGGCTCCCAGCGGCTAGAGTCCGTAGTCCGTCGAGCTGTGCTTGGAGTCCTCGCATGGCATCCCTAGCGGATTGGTGCTTGGCCTGTGCCAGAAGCATCTCTAGGTGCTCGTCCTCGCAGGCGATCTGAACCTCATCGTCGAGCGCCTGGACGGTGAATTTGCCCGAGTCTCGTAGTCCAATACGGAGCGATGCGGCCTTGACCTTGAAGTCGCTCTCGGCTTTGGCGGCCTTAAGTGCGAGTGTTCCCGTGAGGTCAATGAGTTCCTCTAGGTCTTCGATGGCCTGTTCAATTCGCTGGTGGACGTTCATCACACTTCCGTTTTGGTTGGTTATGAGTTTCACACCAGACGTATTCGACGCGACCCTTTCGGCCGTTGTCGAGGTAGCCCTTTCTGAATTGGCAGTCGTCAGTCATCAGATACCGGCTCCGCGCGGTCAGAGACGACGTGCAGGTAGTTCCGCACTGGTTCGATGTTGACACCGTTTCGACGATGGAGACACAGAGCGATGATGGCGTAGACGGCTAGATCTACGAGGTTGTCGTCGATGGTCTCGACGGTGAGCGTGTGACCTCGCGCGGCCTTGCTCAGTCGTCCGAGCTTGTCCGAGCCTCGAAGCAGTGCGGCGACCCACGGTTCGATTCCAGCGAAGTCTGCTCCAGCGATGACGTTCGCGAAAGGTTCTTGGTTCGTGCCATAGTCCAGTCCCTTACGGTCATGCATGGCTTGCAGTTCTCGCAGGACGTTTGTGAATTCGTCGGTCATTTCTTGATTTCCCTCCATAGATGGCTCCCAACTAGAGCCACGATGATAAGCCCGTTGATGGACAGCCAGGCGATGATTCCTACCATGCGGCACACCGTCCGTTTTGGTCGGGGACGTAGTTCGGGATTCCAGCCGCCGCTTGGATCCGTCGAGCGATAATGACTTGCTCGATGGGTGTGGCGTGGCCCGCGGTTGGCGCTCCGAAGTCTTCATATCCTCCGAAATGGAGCCAGTTCCGGTTCTGAATTCCCAGCCCACCGGAGTAGGCCAGTGGGCCGTAGAACTTGCGACCCCAATTTCGGTTCGTCTCGCACTGAGCGACTTTCGACCACTTAGCGAAGATTTCCGCGGAGACCGTCGGCGCTCCCTCAGCTCGGGCCGGTGGCGTTGGTGCCAATACCGGAGAACTGGTGAGGATGACGACGATGACAATCCATAACGGGATGAGGCGACGAATCATGCTGACTCTTTCACTCGCCAGACGACAGCGTTTCGACCTGACGCGGTTTTGCGTCGCAGGCCGGAGTCCTCAACGATGCCGATTTCCACTAACTCGACTCGACGCGGACGGGCGGTGTTTCCGCTGAGGCGCAGGACGGTAGCCAGTTCCTCATCTGTCGCTGGATGTTTCCGCAGCTCATTGAGCACTTGTTCGCGGAGTCGGGCTGACTTGCCCTTGATGGCGGATGCGGCCTCTCGGCTGGTTCCTGAGTGCGCCTGGTACGGCGCGGTGAAATCCATTTCTAGTTGCATCATTGACCCCCCTAGGTCGTTAATGAGGTTAGTCCTCTGGTGATACCTCGACGAAATTCGTCGGCTTGTTCTGGTCGCTCGGGCATCGGTGCGTCACGACCGTCGCGATCGCTTTCACCTTTTGGCCGCACTTAGGGCAGATGAATGTCCTCACTGTGCCTCCACGATTCCACGAATGACCCACTCCACGACTGGCACTGCCACGGCGTTCCCCATTTGCTTGTAGCGGTGTGAATCTGCCTGGCCCTCTGTCCAGCCATCGGGGAATCCTTGTAATCGCTCGCATTCCAGCGGAGTTAGGCGGCGTACCGTCTGCGTTAGCACCATTAGTCCATTGTTCACGTCTTGGTTCACCATCGTGCCGTGGTGGTAGATGGACGCTGGGATGGTGTTCATTACGTCGCCACCGTTTCCAGTGGTCGCTATGGCGTGGCGGTCTGTGGTGTTGAGCGTGAACATCGGGTCTCCGATTTCGCCGTGACCTTTTCCGCCTGGGCCTGACGCATCGTTGCGTCCTACCACGGAACCCTGAATCGCCACCACGGTCGCTCTGGTGTCACCAGTGTCGAACTGGTTGAGCGTTGGGGTCACGGTGTCCTCGCGCCATGACTCGTCATCTGTGGCGCTCTG